AGGACAGTACCAACAACAGGTAGCAGACGCACAGAACCGCAGTAGTATGTTTGGTAGCCTAGGCACGTTAGGTGGAGCAGCTATCGGTGGCCTATTTGGTGGGCCGGGTGGAGCTATGGTAGGAGCTAATGTCGGCGGTCAAGTAGGAGGTTTATTCTAATGGTAGGATTGGTTTTTGACACAAGCCCAGCGATGCGTGGAGCTCGTATGAGACAGCAAGAAGGCCTAGCTAGACAGCAGCAGCTTTTCGGTGCTCTTGGTGATATGGTTGCTAGACAGGATGCTAAGGCAGAACGTGAGCGTCAGTTACTTGCAGCTCAGGCTAAGGAACAAGAGGCAAATATGCTTAGACCTGACGTGATTAGCACTATCCCACCAGAGCAGCGCACATCACGTCAGCAGTTCATTATGGATGAGTACGAGAGTAAAGCTCGTGCTAGACAGGCTGGTACTGTTGATGTTGTTACAGACCCTAGTGGTAATATTGTTGCAGTTGATAAGCTTACAGGACAGCCAGTAGGCGGTGCTACACAACAGTCTGGCGGCTTATATCAAGGTTTGGGTCAGATGCTTCCTCCTCCGACAGCGCAGGCACCTGTTGCAGAGAGTCCAGTGGCACGTGCAGAGCGTGAAAAGGCACAAGCTAAAGCTGACGTTGAGTTTAGTTCAGAGCAACGTAAATTTGAAGAAATGAAGCGACGTGAGCGACCAAGTATGGAGCGTGCGTTTGAGGTTGCTAAGCAAAAGACTGGCGATGTTGAGGATACGATTGACAGGGCTATTGAGAAGTCAGGCCGTTTAAATACAGGGCCTATAGGCGGTAAGAATCCGTTTGCAACTGATATGGCTGGCTTGCTTGATACTATTCAAGCAGATGCGGCATTTGGTGAGCTGCAGCGTATGCGTGAAGCCTCTAAGACAGGTGGCGCCCTCGGTGCGGTATCTGAGAGAGAGCTTGCATTGCTTGGTTCAGCACAGCAAGCGTTGCAACAAACACAGTCGGAAGAGCAGCTTGATGAAAACCTGCGTAAATATAAAGCTGTTCGTAAGCGTGCTTTAGACAATACAGCTCGTGCATTTAAAGACGATTATGGCGTTTGGCCTGAAGGTTACAAACCGTCAAAAGGTGCAGAATCCTCTGGTTCTGGTACAATGGATACAGGTTGGAATGAAACAAAAGCACGAAGACTTCAAGAGTTGAGAGCTAAGCGTGCCAGAGGAGAGCTGTAATGGCTTTAACTGAGAGAGAAGAGTTAGAACTTTTAGAGCTTGAAGAGCAAGAAGCACTCTCTCGTGGTGGTGTTCCTACACGTGACGGCATGACCCGTGAAGAGTTTTCTGCTGAGTTCCGTACACAGATCCCTGCAGAGGCCATGCAAGCAGATCCAAGTTTTTTGCAAAGAGTAGGAGAAGATCTTGAGGGGCGTGGTGCAGAGATTGGTAGAATTTGGGGTGGTGCATATCCTGAGCAGGCTCTTGCATCTGACGTTTTTCAAACTGTTGGTCAAGTTGCTGGTGGCGGTGTTGACATTGCAGGCGAAACCGTAGGCACAGCCCTCTCTGCTGTTACACCTGACGTTATTGAAGATCCTGTTAAGAGATACCTTGGAATTGGTGGTGAAGCGGCTGTTGATGCAGCGGCTCGTAGTCCTCTTGTTCAGCGTGGCGTAGAGATGGCAACAGAGTTTGCGGAAGCTTATCCAGAGACTGCACGAAACCTTGCAGCTGCTGGTAACATCGTGATGGCGGCTCCAGCGGCTAAGCCTATCGGTAAAGGCCTTAAAGCAACCAAGCAAGCACTTAAGAAGCAGAAGCCTGTAGAGTTGAGCGACCTCGCAAGCGCTGAGGATGAGGCGTGGGGCGCAGTACGTGATATAGCCGAAAAGTCAGGAACAACAATCAAAGGTGCACCAGTAAGAAACCGTTTTGACTTCGCAATTAAAAAGCGTGCCAAGGACTTAGATTACGGCCCAATTGACCCAGATGTTCACCCGCAGACAGCCGCCTTGGTTACAAAGCTTAATGAGCGACTTGATGTTGACAGCATAACCCCAGAAGACTTGCAACGAACAAGAACTGTTTTTGACACCTACTACAACCGCTCTCTTGGTGATATGGGTAAGACAACTCCAGATACAAGATACATCACAGAGATTAAATCAGCTTTTGATGATATTGTTGATGGAATCGACGCTAAAGACCTGAACAAAGGAAGCCTTGCATTTAACGAGGCTTACAAAGATGCACGTAAAATATCAAGCGTTAAACGAAAAACACAAGTGCTAGATAAGATTTACCGTGATGCTGAACTAAATGCCAGAAACTCAAGCTTTGAGGTTGCACTTAAGAATGGATTTCGTAACCTTGCTAAGAACGATAAAAAAATGCGTCAGTTCAACAAAGCTGAACAAAAACTTATCCGCAATGCAGCTAAGACAGGTAAGGTTGAGGCGCTTGCTAACAAGTTTGCAGTGTTTAGCCCTACTGCTGGCAGACTTGGTGCGGCCCTTACAGGTGGTGCTGGTGTAGGTGCAGCTGTTGGTGCATCTAACCCTGCATTACTTGCACTTCCTGCTGTTGGCTTTGGTGCTGAGGCATTAGCGGCTAGACAAGCACGTAAAGGCGCTCAGCGTGCTTTTAGTGGCGTTGCAGAACAACTTAATCCACGACAGTCCCTAACAGAGCGTGCAAGAGCGGCTGTTGGGCGTAAGGTTGGTAATCAGAAAGGGGCGATTGGTGTTGCTGATGATCTTCCAATGGATCAAGCATCACGTATGCAACGTGCTAGAGAGATGGGGTTTGATGTTGATAACCCTGTTTATCATGGGACTCCAAGCGCAACTTTTGATAAATTTAAGCCAGACCAGTTTTTCACATCTGACCCTAATTACGCAAACAGGTTTACTTCTTCTGGTACATCTTCTTCTTCGTTTTATGGGGTCTCGGATGATGCCCCAGCAGTAATACCAGCTTATGTTAAGACGAAAAAAGTTTTTGACACTAGAAAACCAGAACATGCGAAAATTCTTAAAGATAAGTTTGCTGGAAAATTTGGTGAGGGCGTTTTAACTGAAAAAGGTCTTCCTGACTGGGTAGAAGGAAGGGATATTGCTGAGTTTTTAAGAGATGAGTTACCTGAAATGGGATTTGATAGCTTGATAGTGGATGAAGGCATTGACGCTGCGGGCGCAAGACCTATAGCAAAAATTGTCTTCGACCCAAAAAACATCCGCTCAGTAAACGCAAAATTTGACCCTAAGAAGAAAAATAGCGCCAACCTCCTAGCAGGCACAGCAGGAGCGGCAGTAATCGCAGGAGAAGAAGAATAATGGCAATTCTATCACCACAAGGCCCATTTAGAGCATTTGACAGTAACGGCGACCCACTTGCTGGTGGTAAGCTTTACACTTATGTTGCAGGTACAAGTACACCAAAGGATACCTTTACAGATGAAAGCGGCGACACGGCTAATACGAATCCTGTTATTCTTGATGCTAATGGCTATGCTGATGTTTGGCTTGGAGATGGCGCTTATAAGTTTGTTCTTGACGATGCTGCCGATGTGAACCAGTGGACACTTGACGACATTGCTGGTGACGTTGCTGCAGGTTTTGCAAGTAATGTTATTGATGTATCTACTAGCACGCTTATTAATGAAACTTACTTGAATAGCGTTGTGAGATGTACTGCGGCTGTCACTCTTAGCCTACTGGACGTTACAACAGCTGGTAACGGTTTTGTGTTCTCAGTGCGAAACGACAGCGCTGGAGATGTGACAATTGACCCAGATGGGGCTGAGAATATTGATGGGTCTGCGACTCTGACAGTTACCGCTGGCAATAGCGCAACGATTGTTTGTAATGGAACTGAATGGTTTAGCCTGTTCCTTGCGCCTGAGGTGCCAGTTCCTACCGTTCAGGCTCCCGTTCGCGTTAGTTTATCCGCTGATCAGACTGTCTCTGCTGCCAATGTATGGGATACTATTGAATTTGATAGCGTTGATTTTGATGATGATGATATTTATGATGAGACAACAAACTACAGGCTAACTCCAACTGTAGAGGGATATTATAGAATTACTTACAGCCTTTTATTCACTGGTGCAACTCAGGATTCTGACAATATCTACTCGAGAATCTTGAAGAATGGAACTGATGGAATTGGTGAGACGCTTACAAGATTTGTAACATCTGGTATTCAGCATTTAGGCAACACTGATCTTGTTTACTTTAACGGTACAACAGACTACATAAACTTACAGTTCAGAAGTTCTGACGCATCCGCAACTCTTGATGTTGCTGCTGTTCAGCAAGACATCTGGTTCACAGCAGAATATATTTATCAAGTATAAAGGAGAAAAACAAATGGCAATTACAGTAATTACAGAGGTTAAGAACCATAATAACCAGAAAAAAAATGCTGGGGTGACAACAGGCAATGAGTTTATTTATAAAATAGATCGTGAGAAGCTTGCGGTTATTACAGCTGTTGCTACAGCTACAGGTGACGCAACACTTTATTACTCTACTGATCCAGAGACAACACCTACAGACTTTACAGCTTCTTCTGGAATGGTTGAAAGCTCACTTGGAGCGCAAACAGATAACCTTGGTGAAAAACTTCCAGAAGGCATCGAATGGGTTGGTGTTGAAGTTACATCTGGCACTTGGGATGTGAACATTAAAGAGATCTCTTATAATGGCCTTAAATAAACCGATTACAAAATCCCTGTCACGTGCAATTACGCAGCACATATCTGGTAGTTGTCCAGCTGGTGGCGGTGTTGATTATAATGTTGCGCCTGAAACAGAGTTCTATTGGGACTTTACTGAGGCCCCAGTCAGTGACCAGTATACTGACAAGATCAACTCACATGTCATTCAGCTTGGTGACGGTTCAGTAAATAAGCCTATTTTCAGCCTTAACAAACTGCTTTTTGATGGATTATCATACCTTACTGCTGTAACCGCAAATAATGCATTTCTAAATGGTTTGGCAAAGGCAGGATCGAAATACACATTTGTTTTTGCAGGTAAGCAGTCAAATATTACATCTATTAATGGTCTTTTTGCAATCAACAGGCAGGGTGTTCAAACAGCAATGTCTGCGTACAGGCAAAACAGTTCCCTTTCTAGTAGGCAGGTTCAGTACTTTAATGTGAACACTTTCACAAGTCAAAACAGCATTGTGGAGGCTGATCTTACTGCTAAAAACATTCTCATTATTATGAGTGTTGATGTTGATGCTGGCATTATAAATTGGTTTATCAATGGTGTTGCATACACAGCAAGTAATGTTCTTGTTAAGGCTATCTCTGATCCTACAGATGTGTTTATTCTTTGTGCAAGATATAATATTAGCGGTGTTCCTTTGTATCCTTTAAGTAATGGTTGGGAAGCGCACGGAATTGCATTTACAAGTGGTTTGACTGACGCAACGGGTGCGGCATCAATTAAAACAAACATTGAGGCCATTACAGGTAGGGTGTATTGATGTCTGTACGTAGAAGAAAGCTAATGCTCAATTAAGTGCAATCAAGGCTAACCAAGCTAAGAGAGGCAAAAAATAGCAGCAACATGGGGTTGCATGTTATAATTAAAGAAAAAGAAAAACAACATGCCAGAACGTATTGAAATGTTGATCGAGATGCACAAAGAGCATCGAGAGGATATGAAAGAGCTACGCTCTGATGTTAAGGACATTAGCAACACAATAAACAACATTAAAGTCTCACGTGCCAAAGAGCGTGGAATAATGGTTGGTATTACATCTGCTGTTGTATTTGCTTGGAATGTTATAGCGCACGCACTGGGGTTAAAATGAATATAGCAATTGACATAGCCACAAGAACAATCAAAGCGCATGAAGGCTTAAGGCTGCATCCTTACAAGTGCACATCTGGTAAAATCACTATTGGTTACGGCAGGAATTTAGATGATGTCGGAATTTCACAGTCTGATGCTGACCATTTCCTCAAAGAAGACATTAAAAAGGCTCACAAAGCAGCCAAGACTTTATTTGATAGCTTTAATGAGCTGAACCCAAGAAGGCAAGCTGTTCTTATTGATATGGCGTTTAACCTTGGCATGACAAGGCTATCAAAGTTTAAAAAAATGATTGAAGCAGTGAATTATCATGACTATGAAAAAGCTGCTCATGAGATGCTTGACAGTAAATGGGCTGTCCAAGTTGGAAACCGTGCTAACTACCTAGCAGAAGCTATGCGTGAAGGCACTTATTAGGAGATAGGACCATGATTGACTACATTACAACAAACTATGCGGAACTAACAGTGGCACTACTTGCGGTACTTGGTGCAGCGAGTGCAATTGCTAAACTTACACCAACAGAAGCAGACAATAAAGCTCTTGAGGCTATTTACAAAGTTGTGCACGCTCTAGGTCTGACTAAAAAATAATGGCTGCTTTCTGGCAACTATTCCGAATCTTTCTGGTGTTCCTGCCTGATCTGTTACGATGGATTGCAGGAGCACCTAAAAGGCGCATAGAAAGGTTATATAATGCAGAGAAGCGTCAAAGCATGCGTAAACCTAGCACTTCTGCTGAGTTGCGTGTCTTCTTTAACAGGCTGCGTAAAAAGTGAGCCAGTGGGTTATTGCCCTGTTGCTCCTGTGCCTCCTGTTAGTGTTACTGATGAGAGATATTTAAATGAGCTGCAGGATTATTTCTGCAATTATACACGTGCATATGACAGAAATTTGCATAAACAGTTAGACTGTGTACGATAGTACGTAACAAAAATAAATAGCCCACACTAAGAGTGCAGGCCAAGGCATGAAGCGGTATAATACTCTTATGGGCTGAAAAGTCAAGAGGGTTACGCAATGTTTAAGAAAAAAGAATGTAGAACGTGCGGCGAGACTAAGTTATTAAGTCATTTCTACGCCAAACAGCCAGACTGCAAGATATGCTACAACAAAAAGCAGAACAAGCGTAAAAGAGCCGTATCTAAAACGCACCTAAGCAACAATGTGTTGATTATTCCAGACACACATGCCCCATACCACCACAAAGACACAATAGCGTTTCTAAAGGCCGTTAAGACGGCCTATCAACCACGTCAGGTTATACACCTAGGGGATGAGGTTGACCATCACGCAATGAGCATGCATGACAGTGACCCTAACTTGCCTAGCGCAGGTGATGAGTTAAAGCTTACGCGTGAGTTTATTGCAGAGCTGGGTGAGATTTTCCCTGTTATGAAGCTATGTGACAGCAATCACGGCTCTATGGTTTACAGACGTGCTAAAAAGCACGGTATGCCACGTGAGGCGATTAGGCCATATAATGAGTTTCTACAAGCACCAGATACATGGGAGTGGGGTTTTGAGTTTGATATTGATGGCGTTCTGTTCTGTCATGGTGATGGCAAGCGTGGGGATGGGTTGGCTGCGGCTCGTTATAATTTCGGTTCTATTGTTATGGGCCATCATCATAGTGAATTCGGTGTAAGGTTTCAAACGGTGCAGGGTAATCGTCATGTTTTTGGAATGAATTGTGGCTGTCTTATTGATGAGCACAGCCTAGCGTTTGCGTATGGGAAGAAGGGCAGTAAACGTCCAGTGCTTGGCTGTGGATTGCTTGTAAACGGGCATCCTATGCTCATACGTATGAAAGTGGACGACAACAACAGATGGACAGGAGAGCTATAATGGCTTGCTACTCAGTGATGTGAGGAGGTGATCTGTATCTGCACTTAAGCTACCTACGGGTGGCTTTTGTGTTTTCGGTAATATTAAACCCCGCTGGTGATGCAACGGGGTTTGGGTAGCTAACGGACTGGAAGTCCTAAATGTTACAACAACAAAAATAACCTTAGTTAATTATTATTGTTTAGACTTGAATGGTAACGGAACACAGTAGCGTTGTCAATAGACTCATTTACCTTATCAAACATCCACGCTAATCCTGCAAGCCATGCCATGACCTCATTAGGCTCTAAACCTTGAAGCTCTTCTGGATAGTGGCTCTCCTTCTGGGGGATATGAAAGTTTATCATACCCCTTAGAAAGTCACGTTGTTCCTCAGATAATTTACGCATTAGAACGGAATGTTATCTGTTAAAGGTTCAGCATTAGGCGTCTCAGGATCTGTAGCAGGTGCGTTGTCAGCTTTGAAACCTAGCATCTTCATAACACCACCAAAACCATCTAAAACAATCTCTGTGCTGTACATAGTAACACCTTCTTTGTCCCAAGAACGTGTTTGCAGTTTACCCTCAAAGAATACTGTAGAGCCTTTTTTTAGGTACTTTTCTACAATCTCTGCAAGCTTTCCGAAAACAACAACACGGTGCCATTCAGTCTTTTCCTGACGCTCGCCATTCTTGTCTTTCCATGTTTCAGTAGTTGCTACACTGATGTTAGCGATAGGTTTATTGTCTGTAGTGTAACGAATTTCAGGATCACGACCCAAATTTCCCAGTACTTGTGCCTTATTTAGCATAATTTTTTCCTATTTCTTTTTTTAGCCAATCTTTATGTGCAATGAGGAATTTATAAGTTCCTGTGCATGTGTCACGCAGTATCGACATATCAGGCTGAACACGGATCCATGCATCACGCAGTTCATTCATGTTACTCGCATCCGCAAGAATCTGTTGTATGTACTCTCTTCTCTCGTGCGTTTGCATCTTCAATGATTAGCTTTTTTATTTGTTGTATAGAATTATAGCACGACTTGTTGGTATCACGTGCAAATTTATGATAGAGAGGGTTATTAGCCCTACGTTCAAACAGGGCTATTTGTGTGTCTATGTAGCTTAGTATGAGTTTATTGTTCATTCTCTGGCAAGTCCTCTTCCTTTACAAACTTGCCATTGATTAGCTTTCCTTTGCGGTCTTTGATCTTATTCCAAACTGCATCAAGACAATCTTCTATTTTAATATCAGACTGAGCTGCAAGAATAGTAAGCACAACCATTGCATCACCAATCTCTTTCATAACTTCATCTTCTTTACCTTTGGCAATAGCAGATGCCACCTCGCCAACTTCTTCGATTAGCTTCACCATCTGAGCATCACGAGTAGCTCCCTTAATCAGGTTACGGTCTTCTGCCCATTGTTCAATTAGTTTAAAGTGGTTCATTTTGTTTCTTTCTTTATTTAAATTTTGATACATAGTTCAGTGTATCTATAATATCTTGTACGCTCTGATAACCCTGAACGCATTCATCTTTATAATCAATTAATTTACCTGATGGACTAATTATAGCAGTTTCTGCATCTATACAAGAACTAGCCTGTGGTGAATCAATTCGTTCATCTCGTTTTTCACAATAATAACCTCCACCAAACTTTACGCTAACCCTATATCCATTATCCAGTGTTAAGCTAAATCCATGTCCACATGCATTAAACATCACTCTTCCCCCATCTTAAACTCGTGCGTCCATTCGCCGTTGATTTTGAATTGTAGGAAGTGGGTTGGTTCTACATAAAGTCCGTGGTCATCCACCCAATGTTCTTTTATTCCCCTGTATTCTTCACAAAAAAAGCACCTTTGCAATGTATCTCTATATAACGCTATTACATGATCTGAGTCCATGAAAGTAGACTGAGCATCGCTAACTGGCACAAGCCTTGTTTCAATTGTTGGGTAGGTCATTTTATTTACACCTTATGCTTGGTTTATCTAAATACACAATACCTTCACCCTTACATACTGGGCAATCCATAGTCTCGCCAAACCATAATGTTCTAAGCATTCCTTGGTAGCAATTACCACATATTTTTGCATTCCATCCCAAACTCCTTTTAAATCCCCACCAATACTTCAAATGTTCTAACTTACTCACCTTGCGCCTCCTTTAAATATGCCTGAACAGTTTCTGGCAAAATTCTCTGTGCAGTTTTTTGAGAGAAGTCGTAATCTTGCAACTCTTCCAACAGTTCACCACTCGGCTCAAGCATAGCCTTAAAGAACTTGAGGGCTGTTAGGATTGTTTGTATATGCAGTTTCTCTTCATCGAAAACCTTTTGGCTAATCTCACCAGTATTTTCTCCGTATAAAAGCCATCCATAGTTGCTTTCATATCTGTCGATAGCCGCATCAATCTCACGTATTAGGTCTTTGGTCATGCAATTCTCCAATCATTATCAATCACAAGCGATTCACTTCCATCATATTCATCAATTCTAAAAGACTGCCCTTCATTTAAAAACTCAACACTACAGTCACGCCACCCACCTGTATATATGTATGCATCTTCACCAAACTTATCTGAAATGTATTTATCAACTTCTTCAACACTTGATTTTTTCAAGCACATTTCAACAAGTTTTTTGTCATGTAAAAGAAATGTAGCATATTCACTATCACACCAAGTTGACCAACCAGCACCAAAACCTGGGCTAACAATAGTTCCAACTTTTCCATCTTCATTATAATACTTTTCCATCTACTCCCCTCCTTTCAGGGCTTGTTCTGCTATAAAGTTCACTTCTTTAATATATGAACCAAAGTTACTATTATGTACGCACACAATGTTCTCCAAAGCCTCCCTCAAAGCGGCGTTTTCTTTTTGAAGGGCTCGAATCTTAGTATTACTTACAGCACCGTCAATGTAAGGGCGACATAACTGCCTAATTGTTGAATCAAGTTTTGGTAAACCCATCCAGCCTGCATGCAGTGAGTCACTGTACTCATTCCACATATAAATGGCTTCTTGTTCTGTGCAGTTCATAGCGTTCATAATGCGTTTTACATCATGTGGCCATCTATGATTTATTTCTGACATCCTCACTTCTCCTCGTATGTTATTTTTTCTCTTTTAAGTAGCTCGCCACCAGTGAATTTAATCTTCTCATCTTCCCAAATCTCATCACAAACAATGACTTCAACTTTCCCATCTTTCTTATACCAAGTCAGATATTTCTCATGCACAACAGGCTCTTTGTGCTCGGCTACTAAATGGCAACCATCATCACTGTTAATATCTGATGTTTCTGGCCTTTCATTTGCAGGTGCAAGAGCTTTACCATCTGTTGTAAACCAATAGAACCCTCTATCGTCTTCACAGAGACAGTATCCATTAATAATGCTTGCAACAGTCACCTTATCTTCATAACTATCAACATAAGTCTTCCCGACTTCTAGCTTAAGCGTCATTTGTTTGTCTCCTCCTTAATCTCTGCGCCTTTTAATGCACCCCATGCATGCAGATAACATTCTGTCACGTGCTTGTAATCGTTAATAGTGAAAGTAACAACGTAAGTATTACTAAACCTATTCAATAGAACTTTCTCACATGGGATATTCAACTTCTCAAATCCATTTTCAATTTGTGTTGCTTCAGTCTCAGTCACAATCACTCTCCCACTTTCTGCGCTTTATTGCACCATTTAAACAATTTATTCACATCCTTTTCCCTCGGAACACCTGAACAAAATACAGTTCGTGCTTTTAGCTTTCCACACTTCTCACACTGTCTCCACTGGTGTTTTTGGTATGAAGTTGTTGATACCATCTCACTCCATTTAGACCACTTATGCATAAACGGCAAACACATATCTATTCTCCCACTTGAAACAGCTTAACTGCATAATAGCAAGCGTACCATGTGCCAACAATACTTGTGTAACCGCCAGTAATAACTGCTACACCCCATAGGTAATAGTAACCGTGCTCTAGTAGATTAAACATTATCAAACTCCCCATCAATTACAATCCAAGTCCCAAGGTCTTCTTCCACCGTGCAGCTCTCACCGTAGCGGTCTTCATGCTCTTCCTTAAATACAATCTTTACTTCTTTGCCTTGGTTATCATAAGCCCATTCAGTGGCTACATGCAAAGCGGTATCGTAAAGGTTAAACTCATCGTGTAGAGCGCCTTCTTTAATTACGTGGTACATTGTTTTTCTCCGTTTCGTTTTGTTAGGTATAATATGCCACCTGCAATATATTATGTCAATATAAAAAATACACCCCCTTATTTTGTCTGACAAGGGGGTGTGTTTAACAGGTCACAGACTAGTCTACAAGCCCACGACCTTCTTTAAAAGCATCGCTTGCTGCTTCATCTGCTAGGACATCTTTGTAACCTGCGATGTTGTCAAGCAACCCTTGGCTTTCAATGTCGTACATAGTTGGTACGCTTGAGCTAATTGCAAACGTGCTGATGATAACTACACGTCCTTTATCACCTGCGGCATTAAGACGGATAAACGCTTCTTCTGCGATTGCTGTTGTTGATACTGTTAGTGCTAGTGCGAGTGCTAGATATTTCATTTGTTTAACCTTACTTTAAATTGCATTGCCACCACCTCGTCAGCGCCACTCATTTTAGGAATGTAGCTAACCTGAGCTGATAATCTATTATAACCCAGTTCTACCATAGGAGCACCATAAACGCCGTTATAGTAGCTAGTGTGAGTATAGCCAAGTCCCAACCCAGCAGATGCGTTGAAGCTTTCATCCTCTCCCAGTTGGTATCGCACGGTTGCTGCATATAGGCCGCTTGATTTGTCGAAAGAGTCTTTAAATCGCATGCCGAGCGCACCAATGCGCCAACGATCAATAGGACGCTCAATTTGAATACCAATAGACTCATGTGTTTCGTTATAACCTCCCTTTGGTTCGTGGTCTGTTGTTAAGTGTGTGCTGATACCTGCAATGAGCAGGCTTACGATGGTGTTGCTAACCATTAGTCCTCTCCTATGATTGTTGTAATTATATTGTTGGATATTCTCATTTGATACCCGTCTTTTCTTATCTTTTTGGCTCCCATTAAAATGGATTCTTTAACATCATCAGTCAAAAGAGATTTTTTAGCTGCTTCTACATCTAAACCCATGACACGCTCAAAATATCTTAACAGTGCATGATCAGATAGTTCTGGTTCCTTAAGCTTGCTTAGACTTGAACGCAAAACCTGAATTTCATGATTAAGGCTTACAAGTTTTTCATGTGTCTCTTTTTTCTGGTGTTCAAGATGTTTTTTGGTAGCTAAAACTTCAGTCTCTTTATCTGAGATTTGCTTTTTTATATCTGACTCACTCATCAGATTAACCATTCTCTTTCTCCCATTTCTCCAATACGAACTCTACATGCTCTGGTATTGGTGTTTTACCGTTTTCATAGTTGCTGACCGAATATTGGTCACGTTTAATAATTGTGCCAAGCATGGTTTGATTAAAACCACGCTCAACACGCCACTCTTTAAGCTTCTGTGGTGTTAGCACTTGCGATACCCTTCCACTCGTTATGCTTTGTTTCAAATTCCTGACGCTGTGCATCATTGAATGGGCTAGACTTTACATCCATAAACCACTCTTTGTATGCGTCCATGCCGTCAGATGCAGCTACGTTACCGTCTGCACATAAGCTTGCGAACTGTTCGTCTGACATGCCTTGCGGTGCGTCCTGTGGAATGTCAGTCAATGGCTGTACTGTTACAGGCGTTTTCTTACCACGAGTAACTGCAAGCGATAGCATAAGCGGCTTCTTAATGTGGCTAATGTGCGAGATGCGAATACCTCCAACCTCTTGACCTGCCCACTTAACAGTAGGATCACGGTAAATAGTCATGTGTCTACCAGTATATTTACTACTGTCACTACCCCATGCGCCAATGATTACACGGCGAACGGTCTTACATGGCTTGAACGGTTTGTTGTTGTCGCCTTTGTAGTGAATGCTAACAGGCTGGTCACGGTCGTTTGTTACATTTACGCTTGTGACTTCGATGGTGATTGCACCGCTAATAAGGTCATCACTGTTAAGCTGATCTGATTTCGCTTCAATTGTTTTGCTAATGTCGGTCATACGATCTCCTCTTCTTCAATAAATTCAGTTGGTGTCATTGTTGACTCTAATTGTTTATATACTTTAAGCAGGCTAGAGATTTTCTCTTCTGTCTGTGTAGCTGCCTGAATAATACGCTCTTGCCATTCTGTATCTGGTAGAACACGGATAACAACTAGCGGCAATCCTGCGTGAAAGCTAACATAGTCAATCCATTTACGATCTGTTACCAGTAAGCCGTGTTGCAATTGTGCCATATATTTATCTGGTACAGTTTGCGTCAATAGCGTTTCCATGTGGGCCTTTTGGCGAGGGCATTTAACCTCAATTAAACCTTCCTCGCCTACTAAGCCATCTGGACTATAACCAAGGGTAAAGCCCCATTGGTTATTGGTAATAAAACCTGTTGTTGCTACCTCAGCATGGTTTTTCTCATAGTACTCAATAGCTTCGCCCTCTTGCATGTTGCCACGCTCCATGTCCCAAGTTGGCTCAAAGTACTCGCTACGACCTGATACACGTTGCGCCATTAGCTCGTAAATTTGCGCACGTGTTTTATCGTTATTGCCAATCTTACCTTTAGGTGTTAGAATCAAAGCACACTCACTAGCGGTAATAATGCCACACCTAGCTGCAAACCATTCAGGTGTGCCTTGCGTTAGATTGTCGTGGTGTTTAATCATGTTTAATACCCATCTCTTCAGCAGCCCATTTAAATCTTTGTGCTTCATTCATGTATGTTTGTGCACAAGCTTCAATAAACTCGCTTTTTGTATTGTCAAGAAATCCGAGTAAGCGTTTTTCTTCTTGTTCAAACCTTTTAATGCTATCAACAATAAATTGTTCTGATTTTGTCATAATATCTCCGTTTGTTTCGTTATGCTTATAATATATTACGATAATATATCCCCGTCAAGTATTTTTTTAACACATTCTGGAGAGCGTGCTATGCCTGCTATTCCGCCATTATCACGAACGACTTGCAGGAAATTAAGTTGATTGTCACGTGCTTTTCCTTTTGCGGTTTTAACTTCGATGGCTAAGAACTGCCCCTTATATATACCAATCAAGTCAGCGCTACCATTGCATAGTCCATAGCGTACTGGTCTGCCATTTTCGTCTTTCAATACGCCTGTGTTGTTCCTCCAAGTTATAGCACCAAGCTTAGAGGCTTCCATGCGTACTAGTTGCTGTACGTTAGATTCTTTCATCTTATTCCCTTTATTTGACACTGTTTAAAAATCCACCCACGCGAATACCCACGCTCCTTAGCTATTCGCTCTAACTCTGCCCTTGTGCGTGCCCTTCCTACTTCCATGCGCATCTGACGCTTCTCATCCTGAACCTCTGCAGCTTTAATCTCTGCAAGCTCTGCCTCAACCTCTGCAATGTCACGGCCTCCATACGGATATTCATGGCCACAGTTAGGGCAAGTTGGCTCTGGAGGGTGGCAAAAGTAGCAGTTGTCGCACTGGCGTACTGCAATCGTTCTCTCGCTACTGGCTCTTGTACGCTTTGGCTTCTCACCTAGTTCCCAAACCCGTGCAGCACATGGCATGCCATGTCTGTCTACATTACCTGCATGGTCAAATATCAAAGCAGGGTACGGCTTAGCACGTAGCACACGTCCCCACTTCTGACGTTGCTTAATCTCCGACATGGTAGGCGCAAGGTCAATCATAGCTTCAACAGTAACATCTCTATTCACTTGTGCGGCTAGATCAAATCCAAATGTCACCAAGTCCACATTAACTAGTACTGGTTTAGTGCCATTTGCAAAGTCTGTAATGATCCTCTTGCGTTCCGTGTCTGTGTTGCGTGAGCTGATCATCTGAGCAGGCACACACTCATTGTTAAACTGCTCTGTAATACGTTCACAGTCCTTAAGTGAGGTGCCAAACACAATCGTAAGTTTCCCATCGCAATGCTTACGGTATGTAGTAACAGCTCCAGATACACGTTGATTGTCTAGGTACAAACGCTCCTCTAAGTCAGACTGAACGAACTCACCACCACGCACCTTAACGCCGTCAAGGTTAGGCTTAACAGGTGCGTACATGCGATAGTCGCTGAGGTAGCCGTTATCTATCAGCCATCGCATAGGCTTCGTCTCTACAATAACGTCATACCATTTGCCCAAGCCATCGCCGTTACCTAGCAGTGGTGTTGCGGTACAGCCAATCAGCAATATGCCGTTGTCCTTAGCGTACTGCACAACACGGTCAATATCAGAACCTCCGTAATGCGTCTCGTCAATAATGATAAAGTCAGGCTTGTGTCTGATGCTATCCATACGGCTGCGCAGGGTTTGTAAGCTGCAGAGTTTAATATCCACGCCATCCCTATGTTGCTTACCGCTCGCAATGTATGTGTGTTTAACGCCTACATTTATGAAGCTTTTCGCAGTCTGGCGCAATAGCTCCTTACGTGGCACAACAAACCATCCACGACTGCCCTTTAGTCCAGCCCTGCGCAGTATCTCTGCGGTTACATAGGTCTTCCCAAAGCCTGTCTCAGCCCTTAATACCATGCTCTTATGCCCTTGCCTAATCGCCTGATACAACCCCTCAATAGCTTCTAGCTGATGGGGGTAAAGTTGGATGGTCATTAGAACAGCTTTAACTGATCGTTTTCACGTTTAATGCGTTCGCAGGCAATCTCGAAATACTCAGGGTCTTTCTCAATGCCAATGAATTTGCGCCTCATCTGTAAACATGCTACACCTGTAGTTCCTGATCCCATTGTAAAATCAAGGACTGTGTCTGCAGTGTTTGTGTAAGTTTCCACAAGATACATCATCAAAGAAACAGGTTTTTGTGTGGGATGTAATGACTCTTTTTGTTTATCAGAACTGAATTTAATAATACTTCTTGGGAATCTTTCTGTCTCTCCGCCACCTGAAACAACTGCAGTCTTTCCATAACAATCACCGTCACCTTTTCGTTTGGTGTATGAGTTTGTAGGTTTATGACCTGTTGTTTTTTTAGGATTGTAAGTTGGAAGGCTTTCATAAAAAACGAGAATGTTTTCATGTGCTTTCATAGGCATTTTTTTTGCATTCAGATGACCTGTAGCTGCAGTCTTTTCCCATATCCACTCGTATTTAAGCATTTCAATATTGGACGAACCAAGAACTTTATCAAAAGGTGTCTGTGCAAAAAGAATAACAGGCGTATCTTGTCTGCAATTATTATTAAGGCAGTTCCACATATCTTTTAAGCATAGAACACTGTCCCAAGTACATTGGGTTGTCCCATAAGGCGGATCAGTAACAACTGCATCAACCTTACCAAGCGTAGTCATAACTTCCATACAATCACCCAAATACAGTGTTGCGTCTCCAATTACTTCTTTTCTCATCTTGTTTATCTCCGTTTGTTTCCGTTAAAATTCCAACCCATCCGACACCACGCCCTCAGTGAACCTGCTGAGAGGCACACTCACTGCACGAGGTTTGTTGTTAGGTGTGAAATGAACCACACCCTCAACAACTGCGTCTTCTAGGTCACGTAGGTTACGTCCCCACCCTTGCGACCAATCCGTATCTCTCAACAGTTTGCGCATGTTCTGGTTCTGGTTAGCGAAATAAACCTTGTCACCTGATGGTTTAATGCCGTAACGTACAAGCTCTGCATATGCGTCATCTTTCTCGCCGTCACCGTTTTGCGCCCATTTTTGAATAAGCTCACCTACCATAATATCGCGCCCTGTTCTGCCCCAGCGGATCATGCTTGTGCTGATGTACTGTAGTAGCTTCTCAGGGTCGCTAATCTCTTTAATAGATGTGTGCAAACTCCAGTCTTGTGCTTGTACGAACTCAATAGCCTTCTCAAGTGTCACCTGAGCCGTTGTGTGTAGTAAGTACAGTCCCGCAATCATTGGTGCAATTTGATCTGCTTCACGTCCTGCATTTAATACCTGACGAGCCGCTTTCCTGAATGTAGTGATGTTTGCAAGTAACACATCCAAGTTATCCAGAGTGCGTGTAAGTAAACCACGCTGATACTCTACGCTAAGTGTGTCGTCAATAGCGTCAAGCAAGCGGTTATAATGTGCCTCTGCGTCCTGTCTACGGTTACGCTTCAACACCAGCATGCTAATACGGCTCTTATCTGAATACTTTTCCACAGGCGGGTTAATACTACTAAAACAAGCAACAAATTGTGCCTTGAATGGCTTTTGTCCGTACTTGCTCACCTTACCGCCTGAGCTGGCCACACGTGCTAAGTCAATCACCTTATCCATTGTCGGGCTAGGCTCTGCTTCATCAAATATAACAGGTCGCCCAGAGTAACCAATCTCTGTACGCAAGCTAGGCTCTGTACTTGTACCATCCGAGTGAACCGCAATGTCACCAACAACCGCCTTAACGACTCTCTCTAATACAGTAGACTTACCAGACCCACTCTCACCAGTGATCCAGATATGTGGTCTCCATGCGAGTGTCGGGCAAATAGGTGCAATTACCAACCATCCTGCAAGCAAGCTGCCGCTCAGTGGATTCTCCCATGTTGGCATCTCGCAAATCTCACGCAGCTTATTCGCCTGTGCATTATTAAGTGGATTCTTGCTGTGCTCCATTAAACGCTGTGAGGCCATATATACATACTCACTATCAATATGCTCTGGCTTTGTCTCAACCCCATCCACGTAAATCTTATCGCCACAGTGCAAAACCGTGCGGCCTTCATCAATCCATGCGCCCGCTCCACGCACTCGCTCGTTCTGAACAAATACGCCCTTACGCTCTGCAATCTGACGGAGTGCATTAAACCCTCGTGATGGTATCTCGTTTGCCTTGATACCATCCTCACCACCTAGCGCATACTTCCAATCCTCTAAGCTCGCCAGTCTCAACAGTCCGTTAAGTGTATGGTTGCTTGCTGTCATTGTAACGATCTGCTTACCACCGAAAGGATAGTAGAAATACTCACCCTCGTTATATCCCAAAACCTTAAACGGCATCCAGAATCCAGCAACCTCTGTACCCTCTTTCTCTGGAGCCTCATCTGAGTAAGCGTCAACAGGAGGTAGGTCGGACGCTGTAGGAGTAGATACCGACTGAACAACCTCCTGTCTCTGCTGATCCACCGCTGACACATCAGGGATGGAAACTTGTTCACGGACAGCCTCAATACCGTCGCTATTGTGAATGTCATTGAAGTCTGTGCGCTTGTCTGGGTCGGCGCTGTCCACCTGAGGTACAACCATGAACCCACCTACACGAACTGCCGCTTGCTGACCGTAGTGTGTACCTGCATTATACGGCTCACCCTTGCTGTTTGTGCTCCACTGGTCATTGTCTGCACACACTACGATACGAGCGTCAGGATGTTTCGACCTGACCCACTCACACACTGGCACCATGTTACTTGCGTTAAATGCACACCAAACTGGCGCTGTAACAGCCTCTCGTACACTTGCCGCAGTTGCATAGCCCTCACATACATAAACCGTACTAAAGTCATCTGACGGGCTTGTCAGGGCATGATAGGCACCACGCAGACGAGCACCTTTAAGGAAACGCTTTTCGCCTTCAGGTGTAATCGTCTGATAGCCTGATAACTCACCCTCTACATATTGTGGTATTACAAGCTTGTCACCCTCTACATATAGTGCGTCACTCACTGGCACACCCTTGCGCTCTAGGTACGGGTGGCTTGTAACTGGAACCATAAACTCAATGTCTAGCTCTGCCTTACGTGCCGCCTTGTCCCAGCCTTCTTTCTCCTGACGCTCTTTCTCCAAAGCTTCGGCTTTCATGCGAGCCTTGAACGCCGCCTTCTCTTCTGCCGTATATGTACGTGGGGTTTTGCTTGTGAATTTGTGTGTCTCGCCTTGCTTAAACGACATAAACCAACCGCAACCAAAGTCACCGTCTATTTTTAAACAGTATGAGCCAGACTCTACGCCTCTCTTGTCATCATATAGTGGGTAGCGGTGGATTTTGTCATCTGCAATTGGATTGAATCCTGACGCAGGTGCACAGCCCGCATCGCTCATTGCATTAATAAAGTCTTGTTTGATTGTCATATTTGAGCCTCCTACAGCTTCTTTTTGTTATTAAGTGACACGGGGTGGACTTGAACCACCGACCAAAACACATGATGCCCTGCTCTAACCAACTGAGCTACCGTGTCAAAAACTCTTAAAGAGGGTGGCAAGGCGTTACTCTTGCGACCAGTTACGGTACAGTTTTAAGCCAATTGGTTTTGTTTGCAACCTCTACCAATCCAAAAACTTATGTCGGGTATGCTCAACTAGTATTACGAGCCTCATGCTACATCCTGTTGCACTTGCACCGCACCCTCTTTAAAAGCCCTCGTCTTTCCGAGGTGTCATATTGTAGCACCAACATCAAGGATGGAATCGAACCATCATAAGCACCCGCTCTCAATAACCGAGCTGGACTCGAACCAGCTTAAATCTGTCAGGTATTAAGCCTACATACCACTGGCGGCTGTGTCAATATCCTCTATCAATTATATTTAAAACTACAATGACTACTAGTGTCCAAAATATCGCAGTTAGCATCACTTAACCTCCTTACCTAATGCTTCAACTACTGCATATGCTCCCGCCGCCTCTTCTGGCCCAACATACCTACCCTCATCCTCATAAACCCCATAAGCCACATCACACATGCGTTGCGTTTCTTTTGCTACCTCAGCGTCAATAAACTTCTGTATCATTTGGCTTGCCTTTGCGTGGTGTAATTTATACTCAGGCAAGTATCTACCAAAGTCTTTAATGTGCTTGTCCAGCTCCTTAACAAAAGCCTGAACTTCTTTACTTGGACTACTCATCATCTTCCTCCAATCTCTTTTTCAGCTCTTCATGCGTAATATATTTACGTTTACCCGTCAGCCTTTCAATAATAACTTGCAGCTCTTGCGTTTCCTTTGCTACGTGGTCGGCTATTGCTTGCTCGGCCTTAACATAATTAAATACTGTTTTCAATGTACCGTCATTAGTAACTCTAAATGTCATACATTGTTCTATCAAGAATCCACACAACTCCCTATCCGCCTGCGTTGGTTTAGTCATTTTTACACCTTTCTTTTTAACTCTATCAATTGCAACGCCGTAGCTGTTCCAGCTTCATTAGCTACCTTGGCATAATCCCAAGCCTCTCTATGGTCTTTACTTTTAAATACAGGTCTTTGGAACATGTAGCTTAAGCCACTCTCCCAAAATCTACGTGACCTGTAAACCTCATGCTTTTCATATATTTCGCTATATCTGACTTCATACTTTGCCATAACCTACACCTCTCTCTTTCACTTTATCATCTGAAACAAGTTTATTAAAGCTACTGCCAATAAACCTGCGATCATTGATATAAAAAATGCAAGTAGAATTAATTTCAATTCATTGAAGTTAAAATATGCATCTAATATTAAAAAAGACACGACATAAAGAACGAATCCTAAAATAACATAAGGTATTAATAGCATCTACTACACCCCCACTCTAAACAACTTACGCAACTTGGTGTCGCCTACAATTTTACCCATGTCTTTTTTTGTATATTTCTTAGTCATTTTTCTTATCCTTAAACTCTGGAATTTTTGCCCATGCTACAAGTTTCATGCTGCTTCTATTGTTTTGCTCCCTAGCCTGACATTCCCAGTCGTTGTGTTTCTCATCTTTAACGCCAAGAGTCACATGGCCTGTTTCTTGCCGTACAAGTACAAGCACTCCTGATGGCGCACTCTCTATCGGATACCACTTACCCATCCTTAACCCCTCTCATACATAATAATATCACCAACCAAATCACGCAGTCTGCGATCATCAGTGTCTCTTGCAATCTGGCACAATTGCGCTGTGCTATACTTACGGATGTCTATTACACCCTCAATATGCTTTTCGTACATGTAAGCTGTGTTAATCATATTACTTCTCCGTTCGTTTCGTTACATTCATACTGGCACACATGTCTCAGCGTGCCAAGTATATATTACTCGCTGTGTTGATTCATACCATCAGGACTAACAAGACCATCACAGTTTGGTTTGATAATTCTCTCGTACCTGATGCCGTTTTTTATTACATCATCGACAACAATTTTAACGGCTTTTGCCATACTTACATCTAACTTTATTCCTACAAAACGAATCATTTTCATTGTTTCTTCATCAACGTTTACTACAGGCATTAATTCTTCCTTATATTTTGTTTATACAAACAATTTATATAGATTATATATGGTATGTCAATATAAATTTTAATAAAATATTTTACGTAACTTTTTGTTTGTTTATTTTCAAACACTTAACTCAAGGTGATGGTTACGGTCGTTTTCAAAGAGGGGTGCCTAAGTGTGCGCATGTATGCGTCCGCACCTGCGCCCGCCCGTATACAAATCAATCCTTACAATTGTCACCGTAACTTTTAACTTAAATTTATTAAATTATATATATATAACAACGGGTTATTATGGGTGACGGTCGGGTGACGGTCTCTTGTAAGTTATTGATTTATAACGGTTACGGTCAGAAACTCACTGTAACCACGCTTTTTTACATCCTGATGCTTGACAACCACCACCACCTGCCGTACCGTACTAATCACGGTCTTGGTGCAGTAAGGGCGATTTTGATTGAAACCTCTTTTCTTTTTCTCAATCTCCGTTGTTCGCTGTTGCAGTACTTGGGGCAAGGAAGCGTTACTAGCACACCCCCAAGGCCGCCCATAACAAAAACAACAAGAATAGGTGAACACAATGGAACTTGAAAACTTGCAGCCACTCATTCAACGGGAACTACAACGCAGGATAAGCTCTGAAATTAAAGTGAAGCTTGTGCCGAGCAGTGATAATAACTATACCGTCATTGCCATGCTACCAGTCTCTTGCAGAGTGCCAATTACCTCGACCGACAACCCGACACACGAGCTAATTGACAATATCGCTGACTACTTCAACAAACACATTAACGACATTACCAAACAACAAAATCAACTCCTCGAACAACACCGACAAGGTTTCCCGAATATTTACAAACATCACTCTTGACATTGCAGCTCAACATAGCTAGCATTATCGAACTAAACCAAAAAGGACAAAAACAATGATCGACTACAGCAACCTGAAACTTGGCGAAAACTACGACTATCTCGTTAAAGGCCAAGATGGTGAATACACGAAATTCAACGGCACGCTACGTGCTATCTTCCTCAACAATGATGACTACGTCTCTGGTCAATTCCAGCATGAGGACACAACGCATGACGTTAAACTCGCTCAGCTAGACACGACTGACGAGATGATCAACAAACTTAAAGACATCGACATCTTCGCCGATGAACACCAGAAGAAGCTTGAAGAAGATAATCTTGCTAACTTCGAAAAAGCACACGCTCTTGTTAAAGAAAAAATGGATGCGGTGTTTGGCTAAGAGTCCCAGCCACACATTAACCCCTTGCCAACTCGCAGGGGGTTTGCTATTATGAATACAATAATAACAACCTTTGAGGATAAAATGGCTGGCGGTAGACCTACGAAATATAATGCGAAAATGCTAGAAAGAGCTCAGCACTATTTGCATAATTTCAAAGAGTACGGCGATGTTGTTCCTATCATTGAAGGGCTCGCTCTTGAGCTTGGTGTAACAACAGATACACTTAGGAATTGGTCTGAAGCGCACCCAGAGTTTTTAGACACGTTTAATGCTGTAAAGACCTCGCAGGCTAGAAATCTGCTCAATGGTGGCTTAAATAACACCCATAACACAGCCATTACAAAGCTGATGCTTGCCAATCACAATTACACTGAGAAACAAGAAGTTAAGTCCACCAATACCACCACCAACATCATCGTACAGAACGCTGACGACGCTAAGGCTCTAGGTGATCTTGACGATGTTGAATGATGATCAAGCTGTTCTCAAATTAACAAACGTATTCCACAAGAACGTAGCGGCTTATAAGGCTGGCTATCGTTACATTATCAATCAAGGGGGCACGTCATCCTCTAAGACGTTCTCAACCTTGCAGCTCCTTGTTCGCATCGCCATGATGAAGCGCAAGCAGATTGATGTTGTTGGTCTGACTGTTCCTCACCTTAAGGCTGGTGTGCTTAATGATATGCCGCACGTGATGGCTGGGTTTGGTATGAAGTTCGATGATTACTACAACACCTCAGACAAGCGTTGCACGTTCCCATCTGGTGGCGTGATTAACTTTATTGCCATCGACAAGGTTGGTAAAGCGCACGGTGGGCGCCGTGACATTCTCTACCTTAACGAGGCCAATCACTTGAGCTACCCTATTGCTGAACAGCTTATGGTTCGTACTCGTGAGAAGATCTTTATTGACTACAACCCTACTGCTGCTTTCTGGGTGCATAACAAAACACTCAAAGAGCAAGAGGAGAAGTCACTGCTTATTAAGTCCACGTACAAAGATAACCAGCTTCTTGAGCAAGAGATCGTTGACATGATTGAGTCCAAGCGTGGGGATGGTACCAATAACTTCTGGCGTGTGTATGGATTGGGTGAGCTTGGTATCTCTGAGGGCTTGGTGTTTGATCACTTTGAGATTAAAGAGTTCGCAAAAGATAGCTTTGACAAATACCGCCATGGGATTGACTGGGGATTCTCCAATGATCCATTTGCCTATGTACGCATGGCTATTGAGAATGACTGCCTTTACATCTGTGATGAGATATACCAGAAGAAGCTACTCAACAAAGACAGTGCGCCTATGGTTCGTGCTATTGCAGGCGCTGATGTTGTTTCATGTGACAGTGCCGAGCCTAAATCTATCGAGGAGTATAGGACGCTTGGGGTGAATGCTACTGCTGTTAAGAAGGGTGCAGGTTCTGTTGATTTTGGTATTAAATTCATTCAAAGCTTCCAAAAGGTTTACATCCATCCAACTTGCCAGTTCTTCCATGAGGAGTGCATGAATTACCAATGGAAAGAGGATAAGAACGGGGAAGCATTGCCAACACCTGTTGATGCATTTAACCACTTAATTGATGCAGCTAGGTACGGTCTTGAGGATGATATGAGATTCACAGCAACCGAGCCAGACGTGCATATTGAGCACGCACCTAACAGTTGGATGGGATAAATTTGCCAAGTCCCATTTTAGGCTTTACAATTAATGAATAATAATATAAAGGCAATAACTTTGGCTGATTCTTACAAATACTCAGATGATGACAAGAAGCTTCACGATAAGGCGATGGAGAACTTCCACACGTCTAATGACTACTACAAAGAACAGTACACTATGGGTAAGGATGATCTTAAGTTTACCCTTGGTGAGCAGTGGCCTGATGATATTAAACAGCAGCGATCTAATGAGGGCCGTCCGTGTCTAACTGAAAACCGCACTCTTCCTTTCGTTCATAAAGTGGTTAATGACATTCGACAACAGCGACCTTCTATTCGCGCCATCCCTGCTGACTCTGGAGCTGATGAGGAAACTGCTAAGATCATGCGTGGCGTTATTCGAAACATTGAGAGTGTGAGTGATGCTGAGAGTGCATATGATACTGCTGCTTTCTGTGCCATTACGCAGGGCATGGGCTTTGTGCGTGTCTGCACTGACTATGCAGGTGAGGATACATTCGACCAAGAGATTCGCATTGAGCGCATCAATAATGCTTTAAATGTTTATATTGATCCTAAAGCACAGCGCAAGGACTACGCAGACGCTGAGTTTGCTTTTGTGTTTGAGGATATGAAGAAAGACGATTTTAAGAAACGATACCCTAATGTGCCTGCTGAAGGTTTTGACACTACACATGAGGACTGGGAAGATGATGATAGTATTCGCATCGCTGAGTACTTTTACAAAACATACGAGAAGAAAAAGCTTTACAAGTATGGCGACATTACAAGCTATGAGGAAGTTGAGGGCCTAGAGCCTGACGATGAGCGTGAGGTAGAGATCTGCCGTGTTAAGTATTGCAAGATCACAAGCAACCACATTCTTGAGCAGTCTGAGTTCCCAAGTAAGTACATCCCTATTGTTCCTGTGCTTGGCTTTGAGGTAACTGAGGATGGTAAGCGCACATGCTACTCACTAATTCACACAAGCCGTGACCCACAGGTTCTATTTAACATTTGGAAGTCAGCAAGTGCTGAGGTTATTGCACTTCAACCTAAAGCGCCGTTCATTGGTTACGAGGGGCAGTTCGCTAACAAAGAGCGCTGGGCAAACTCCAACAAGCAGGCGCCTGCATTCCTTGAGGTGAAACCGCTTACTATCGGTGGTACGGTTGCACCACTACCACAGAGACAACCCGCACCAAGTGGGTCGTTGGTTATGTTGCAAGAGGCGCAAAGTGCTGCTGAGGGTATTCAGGCAACGCTTGGTATCTATGATGCATCGCTTGGTAAAGAGACTAACGACATTAGCGGTAAGGCTATCATTGCTCGCCAATTGCAGAGTGACAACGCTACATTCCACTTCACTGACAACCTAACCACTGCTCTTAAGCACCTTGGGCGCATTATGATTGACATGATCCCTAACGTGTATAGTGAGCCACGCATTATGCGCATTATGGGTGAGGATGGCACAAGCAGCATGATTCCAGTAAACCAACCTGCTGTTAAGGTTGAGGGTGGTAATTACAAAACAGACCCTAATGGTGATGAGTACTTTGACCTTCAAATCGGTAAGTACGATGTTGAGGTAGAGGTTGGCCCATCATTCCAGACTAAGAGACAGGAAGCCGCTAACGCTATCATTGAGCTTGCTAAGGCAGACCCACGCATCCTTGAGGTTGGTGGCGACATTCTCATGGATAACCTAGACATTCCTAACAAGGGTGAGCTGAAAGAACGTATCCAAGCGATTATGGATCCTAGCCTACTTGGTGATGATATTGAAGCTCAACGCCTTCAGAACCTAGCAGGGCAGGTACAACAACTTACTGCGCAACTTGAAGAAGCTGACCTAGCTCTACAAATGAAGGGTCAGAACGAGGCGATGGAAATGCAGCTCAAGAAGCAAGAGCAAGAGATTAAAGCAATGCGCACAATGAGTGAGATCAAAGAGATCGAGGCTCGTGCTATGAAGCTAATGGCAGAAGCTAACACAGCTATTCCAGCAGAAGCGGCTAAAGACTACGCTGATGCAATGGAGAGCATGAAGGCCGAGCTTGATGATGTGAAGGGCGCAATTAATGTATTCTTGGAGGAGCGTGAGAGCGATACTCCAGAATAGCCGTCTGACGTGGCTTAAAACCGTCTGGAAAACAATAAGAAAAAGGAACGTACTGTGAGCGATAATTCACTGGAAGCTATCATTGCGGATCACGTAGCAGAAGAAAAAGCTACTGAGGCCCCAACTGAGAGTGTAGAACCAACTGAACCAGAAGAAGTTGTAAAAGAAAATACTGAGGAAGAAGAAGCTGACAAAGCGGATTCGGGTGAGGAAGTTGTTGAGACTGAGGAACCACAAGAGAATCCAGAAGTTGTTGAAATTCGAGAAGCTATGCAACAGCGTATCAATCGACAGACAGCAGCGTACAAGGATTTGCAAGAGAAAATGAATGCTATGCAAGCTGAGATGGAAAAGGTGAAGGCGCAGCCAGAGCCTACTACTACCTCAGAGCTTAAGGCACCATCTCTGGAAGACTTCGATGATATTGATGATTACCATCAAGCCATGACGGAGCATGCAGAGGCAAAGGCCGCTAAGCTCGCTGAGGACAAGCTTGCTAACATGCAGAACGAGATGAAACAGCGTGAGGCAATGGAGCTTGAGGCACGCAACATGGAGGCGTTCAACCAGCGTGTTGAATCTTTCAAAGAGCAAGCCCCAGACTTCGATGACAAAGCGCAGTTCTTTATGGAGAATGCCCAGTACTTGGTAAACCACGGCGGTGCTAATGCACAATCTGTGGACATTATTGGCAAGTACATCCAGCAGGCTGATCTTGGCCCCCGTCTCGTATATGAACTTGCAAACAACCCTGAGAAAATGGAAGCAATCTCTAAGATGGAACCGTTTGCGGCACTTGAGTCAGTATTTGAGCTGAAACGAGGTAGTCGTAAGTCACCAGCACCTGCTAAACCTGATAGAAAACCAACGCCTAAGCCTATTAAGGCTCTCGGTGGTTCGGGTCAGGCAGCAATCGCTGATGATGACCAGATTGCTGAGAATATCCTTAAGAGCATGGGCATTTAAAACCAAACTCTAAAGAAAGATAATTACAATGGCAAATGCTGTAAGTAATATTAAAGATGCTGGTGGTGTGATCGCTAAAATGGCGGCACGCATCCTAGCTGACAAGGTTCAGTTCGTTAAAGCAATTGATAAAGCTGACGCGTCTGATTTTAACGGAAAAAACGGCTACCAAGCTGGTGATACGATTCAAATCTCTATTCCGACTCAATTCACTCTTGGTACTGGCGCTGACATCACATCTTCTATTCAAGATGTAAAAGAAAAGCAAGTTCCACTAACTGTAACTAACCAGTACAATGTTCCAATCGCTTTCACATCTGCTGAAATCGCTACGGACTTCGCACTAGCTTCTTGGGCTAAGCGTGTTCTTGAGCCTGCGATGGTTACACTGTCTAACAACATCGAGTCTGACTGTCTTTCACAAGCTGTAGACGCTACTTACAACCTTGTAGGTACAGCTGGTTCTACTTCTTTTGACACAGACACTATCCTAAGTGCAGGTGAAAAACTAGACGTGAACGCTCTGTCTGACTACGACAACCGTTTCGTTCTACTTAACCCAGCTGCTAACCGCTCTGCTGTGAACGCTCGTAAGGGTCTATTCCAGTCTAGCGAAGAGATCAGCAAGCAGTACAAAAAAGGTGCCATGGGTATCGCAGACGGTTTCACGTTCCTACGTAACAACCTTCTCCCTACTCACACTAACGGTAACGATGTTGTATTTGAAGTAAGTGTCGACGCTGTAGAAGGCTCTAAGTCTCTAGTAGTTGAAGGTCTTACTGCTACAACTGGTACTGTAACTAAAGGTACAGTATTCACTATCGCTGGCGTGAACAAGGCACACCCTGTAACTAAGGATGACCTTGGCGAGCTGCAACAGTTTGTTGTAACTGCTGATGCCCAAGCTGACGGTTCAGGTGTTGCGACTCTTGCTATCGAGCCTGCTATGTACGCTGCTGGTTCAGAGCAGAACATTGCTAGCCTTCCTACAGATGGTGATGCTATCACTCCAGTTGGTGCTGCATCTACGGGTTACGCTCAGAACTTTGCTTTCCACAAGCAAGCGTTCCGCTTCGTATCTCTACCACTTATGAAGCCTGCTGGCATTGACATGTACGGTCAGGAGACAGTTGACGGTATTACAGTTCGTATCGTTCGCCAGTACGACGTTAAGACTGATAAGATGATCATGCGTGCTGACGTGCTATGGGGACTTGCTAACGTTCGTCCTGAGCATGCTTGCCGTATCACTGCGTAAGCTGTAAAATAAAAGGGTGGGGATTCGTCTCCACCCCTTTATAACAAAAAGGATTACATTATGGAAAAAATCAAACTCGTTAAAGGTGATCTCGTTAAACACCTAACTAACAAAGATCTTATTGAAGTTTGTCTTGCTGATGGTTGGAAGCTTGAAGAGAAAGCTAAGCCAAAAGCGAAAAAGCCTGCTAAGAAAGAAGAAAAATAATGACTACAGCCCGCAAAATTATTGAACGTGCGCACAAGCAACTTGGCGTTCTAGGTGCGGGTAGGTCTTTGACAGCAGACGAAGCGCAGGACGGCCTCGATGCTCTTAATGGCTTACTTGAGTCTTGGAGTGTTGAGGGCGGTCTTGTGTTTACAGAAACAAACGAGACATTTAATTTAACAACGGCTACTAGCTATACGATTGGCGAGGGTGCTGACTTTGACACGGTACGACCTGTAGATATTCGCCTGATTACGGTTAAGCAAGCGGATATTGATTACACGCTTGTTAGCTATGACCAGATTCAATACGGTGAGATTAGCCAGAAGAATCTAAGCGGTATCCCTACTGTTTATTACTTTGACGCTAACCAACCTATCTCTACTATTAGCTTCTACCCCACGCCTGATAGCGTGACAAGTTGCACGATTCGCAGTGTTAAGCCTCTTGTTGGATTCCAAGACTTAGACACTGATCTCAACCTTGGTGTTGGTTACGCTCGTGCTCTTGAGTATAACTTGGCTGAGGAACTATCAGGTCCATTCCAAGTCCCCGTTCCTGCTAATGTTGCAGCTAAAGCATCGGAAAGTAAGACAGCAGTATTCACGGCAAATGCTCGTAACGAGAATAACGCTATGACGGTTGACGATGCACTGACAACCAACGGAACACGCTACGACATTTACAGAGGATACTAAGCCATGATTGTACCATTCGTTGGCGGAACTTATCAGATGGATGCGTTGAGCTTCGGTGTTCAGCGCTCCATCAATTTGTACCCTATCATTAGTGAGATTGACACAAACAAAAGCAAAACATCCTTGCGATCAACTGCTGGTTTGAGTCTTCTTGCAACGGCTGGTGGTGGCCCTATCCGTGGATGTATCTCAAGCACATCAGGGCGTGCGTTTGTTGTATCTGGTACAGGTTTTTATGAGTATAAAGCAGATATGAGCACAACTCTCATTGGTTCTATCAATACATTTACCACTCGTGTCAGTATTGCTGAGAATAACGGTCAGATTATCATTGTGGATGGTCAAGATGGTTGGATCTTCGACAAAAACACTGATGCATTCACGCAAATTACCGACCCTGACTTCCCAACTTGCAGTATTGTGAGCTATCAAGACGGTTATTTCCTTACATTTGAGGATGGAACGCAGAAGTTTTACGTATCTGCTATTGAAGATGGCACATCATGGGATGCATTGGACTTTACAACGGTTCAAAGCTCTCCTGATAACCTAACAGGCATCATCTCAGACAATGGTAACGTATGGCTGTTTGGTAACAGGTCAACTGAGGTGTATCAGAACACTGGTGGTGGATCTGGTTTCCCATTTAGACGCATTGGTGGTGCGATTATCCAGACAGGTTGCGCAAATGGCTTCACGGTACAGAAGTTCGACAACTCTATTGTATGGCTAGGGCAAGATGAGCAGGGAACTGGTGTTGTTTGGCGTGCTAATGGGTACAATGCAGTTCGTGTATCTAACAAAGCAATTGAGAGCCGCATTGAGGAGGCTACAGACTACACAGACTCATACGCTTGGGTTTATCACGAGCAGGGCGGCATATTCTATTGCTTGCAGATTAAAGGGCTAGATACAACGCTTGTACTTGATGCAGCTACAGGTCAATGGCATGAGCGAGACTTCTTAGATACAGACACAAACACACGACAACAGCACCGTGGTAGTTGCCATATGTTCTTTGATCAGAAGAATATCGTGTGTGATCGTGCGAATGGTAATATCTACGAGCAAAGTCTTAGTATCTATGACTATGCAGGCTCCCCTATGGTTAAAGAGCGCACAAGCCCACACTATGACGATCAGAAGTCTAACATCATTCACAATAAGTTCGAGCTTGATATGGAGGTGGGTGTTGGCCTGACAACAGGTCAAGGTGACAACCCACAAGCCATGCTACAATACTCTGATGACGGTGGGTTTACTTACGGCAACGAGCTATGGACAACCATTGGTAAGAAGGGTGAGTATCGTACACGTGTTGAATGGCGTAGGCTAGGTGTTGCACGTGACAGGGTTTACAAGTTACGTATTAGTGACCCAGTACAGATTCAAATTAACGAGGCGTATTTAAATGGCGTTTGATCCAGCACCTATTCAAGAGCGCATTAGCTATCCTCTCGTAAGGACGTGGGTGAATTGGTTTAGTGCTGTCGCAGACAGATTGGGCATAGTTCGACAAGACGGAACTATTGAGCCTGTAACGCTTGCTGATGCTGATGCCGAGAACAACAGTATTTATTACAGCTCAGACGCAGGAAAGCTTGTTTATAAGGACTCAGGTGGTACGGTTAATGACCTGTATTAATATCGCCCAACGTGAAGATCTTCCACGCATTTGTGAGCTTGTTAAAATGGGTGTTGAGGAGCTTCCTGTTCATTACTATGACGTTGACGACAGTGTTCTAGCTGACACGGTTTACAAGTCATGGCTTATGGCACCATGTTTTACGGTTGTGGTAGAGGGTAAGATTGTAGGATGTGCGAGCTGTGACCTTGGTAGTATGCCTTGGGCTAAAGATGTGTACTTGACAACCAATATGGTATATGTCTTGCCAGAATATCGAAACAATCGTATAATAAAAGAGTTATATAAAAATATAACGAAATATGCCGATCTTCAAGGCATTTTGTACTTAGACAATTTTGTTTCTAATGCAGATAAAATTGATGGAAGGGCTAGGTTGGCCCGACTTCACAAACTAGACGTGGTTGGTGTATCAATTATGCATAATGGAGACGAGTAATGTCAAAAGGCGGCGGGAGTCCAAGTACAGCGGGAATGGAGAAGGTAGCCCGTGAGTCAAATGCACTTCAAGAAAGAATTTATGACGAATCGGTTGCAAGACAGCAGCCGTTTTATGACGTTGGTGTTTCTGGTTTAGGCAAACTGGCGGATTATTTAGGGATTGCTGGTGGATCGCAGCAGTCAGAAGCTCAAATTCGAGAAGGACTTCTCCCGCAATATACTTCACAGGTTACATCTGGCGGTTCTATGCCAGCATATACTAATCAGCAAATTGGAGAGGCTAAGCGTTTCCTTACAGACAGGCAGACTATGTTTGATGATAGTTCGCCTGAAGCTATTCAGCGTAGCTTTGAGATTGCTAACAGTTTAGGCTACGCAGGTGCACCAATGGGCACGGCTGCAACCACATCGGACGCAGTTGACTACGCAGGACTAGACAGCGCAGTACAGAACGCTTTAGCAACACAGGGCGCTGACAAGCCTGATTACTTTGGTTCTTTGCTTACACCATTTGGTGCTGAGCAGTTTGAAGCTGACCCAGCTTATGCATTTAGACAAGCAGAAGGCAACAAAGCTCTTGAACGTACATTAGCAGCACAAGGCCAGACATTTACGCCAGACGCAGTTAAGGCTTTGCAGGATTACAATCAAAACCTTGCTTCTCAGGAATACACAAACGCTTATAACCGTTACAACATGGATCAAAGCAACATTTATAACCGACTTGCTAACATTGCTGGTGTAGGACAGACAAGCTCTCAGCAGCTTGCAGGATTGGGCCAGAACTATGCTAGTAATGTTGGTGCAACTAACGCTTCACTTGCAAACGCACAGTACCAACAACAGGTAGCAGACGCACAGAACCGCAGTAGTATGTTTGGTAGCCTAGGCACGTTAGGTGGAGCAGCTATCGGTGGCCTATTTGGTGGGCCGGGTGGAGCTATGGTAGGC